AATCCATTACTTCTTGACTACCATCGTGGATTAAGTTGGCAGGGAAACGACCTTCAGGTGACGAGCCAACTCTCTTCCCAGCATACCCGCCTTCATAAACATTCTTGGCCATCTTATCTGACGACCAATCACCCTTACCACCTAATCTTGAGTCATCAATTTTAGGGTCAATCGGTATCCTGCACTCATCAATATTTATTCCCCCTGTCCCATATTTTAGAACATTCTCGGCTACCGTCTTTTCTAATAATGGTTTACGTGCCATACAAATTGGTTCGTGGGCAGGTTTTAACGAAGTCCCACCTATATCTTTTCTAAGATTTCCACATTTGGGACAGAAATATTTGCCATCAATACCCCATCTTGAATTTTTATCTGGACTTTTATCCGAGATAATATTTTTGCTGTTAGGGATTCTACCTTACTGTGGCAACTCCGACACAATCCTACTTCTGCATAGTTCTTGGTTATTACAAGTGCATAAACTTATGCTATATTTTTTACTTATTTGCTTTGATATATCCAGACTTTTCGGAAAACCTTGGAAATAAATCCATTCCACCATATCCCTGATTTCAAATCCCGCATCTTCTATCGCACAAGCCATGCGGTGATAAGTCCGGCTGCCGCCGAAACTTAATAGGTATGCGCCTGGCTTCAGCAACCGTAAGCACTCGCTCCACACTTTCAAATCATAAGCTACGCCGCTTTTATCCCACGACTTGCCCATAAATCCAAGTTCATAAGGCGGGTCAGTGACGACGGAGGCAATATAATTAGCAGCTAATTGCGGCAGGATATTCCGGTTATCACTGAAATAAATAGTGCGCCATTTATCCTGATAATAAGGGCTGTCGGGTAGTTCTAAATTATTCCAAATCACTTATCTCACTCCCTTACCTTATAAACTTAAATTTGCCTGTACTTTCTTTTCCACGGTGACGATGGTGTCATTGTGCCCGGCGCCATGACAGACCAAGAGCACTTCTTCCAGACTATAATGACGGTTTATTCCCATACCTCCACTATTCCAGCCGAAGCATATAACAATACCTTCCGGCATTAGAATATCATCAATGACATCCTTCTCAGCTTTCCACGATGCACTTCTCAATGCCTCACGTCCCCCCATTTTCATACCGATACCATCGTAGAGTTCTTTTATCTGACGTGGTGAATACGGAGGGTCAAATATCACCAGGTCCGGCCTGACGTTTTTACTCCGCATGAGCTTCAAAAATTCCAGGCTGTCCAGATGATATTCGGCTTTGGTGGCGGGATTCAGGTCATTGGTATAAGTCGCCCATAACCTATTACGCGCGAACGGTTCTATACTTAACTTCGAGGATACAAGATATTTTCTTACAATCTCACCTAAAGGTTTACAGTCAAAGGTGTCTCCATTAGTAGCTGCCATTACCCAAACACGGTTTATTATCAACTCATTTCTCCCTCATAATTTTAATGACCTTTCAAAATCCACGGAGATTCTTTCAAATAAAAACAGCGTACTAATCATTCATATCTGACGTAGCGTTTTATGAATAACAGGCTTTTCTCCAACGCACTGAAAATACGTTGATGTCTAATAAGTGGGTGCAATTTTCTTAAATTGGTATGAGTACATTTCTGAGCGCAATCATCAAGTAAAGAACAATCACCATAGCAGATGGCATCGAAACCTTGTTCAATTAGAACATCTTTCATATACTCTGCTATCGTCTTATTTTTCAATTCTATTTCTCCCTTATAATCCTACTAACTGCTTTCATAGCCTCTCTATCCTTGACAGTAAATTTGAAGTGGCTCCCGGGTGATATTAACTCTATAGAAGGTGTCCAGCCGTCCAAATCGTGTTCATGGACTCTAATCCACTCCCAACCACACAAAGGTTCGGTACCATTATGTAGCCCATATTTACTTTCGTATGGAGGACGGCCAAAGATTCGGAAGTACATATCATGGTCAATCATATCTAACCTGCCTCTATCCCATGTTCTCTATTTAATCTTTCCACTAATAATAAAGCGTCCTCAATAGGTAGTGGAATTCCGTTTTCATATTTTCCGTGGTCGTGGCAACCGGCACAACCCATAATACAATTCCCCGGAGAATGACATCCTCCCCTGGCTCTCGGATTGACGTGGTGCGGTGTTATCCCAAAAGTAAATAAACACTCAGGTCCTCTTATCTCACACATTCCCCCGCAGCGAACCTTACAAATCTTGACTATCTTACTCCACTGGTAGTTTAATTTTGACTGTGTTTTTGATACTTTCTTGATACAAATATGAGTACGGTTTGGTACTAATTTCGTACTTATTTTAGTACACGACCGTCTCAGTGGAGTATACCGTTTTAAGGGTGTTCGTTTCATTTGTTCATCACATTTTTCCAGATAGGTTTAACCCACTTCTGGCATCTAGGACACCACCGAAAAAAGTTGAAGGCAAAAGATAATCTTTCGCCATTATTCCATTTGTCATACCTTTGTTCACTTGTTAGACCGTCATAACCTAAACTATTAGCATCTTCATGCTTTAATCCAGCCTTTTTACAATCAGGACAATATGCTACGTCCATGTTCTCACTCCTCTATATCTCTAAAATTAGCCAAGTTAAAGAATACCGGCCACTTGAAGGGTACGGTAATATGAATGAAGCGTTCAAAGATTATATTCCGGAACTGCGTCCTCCGCGCTATACAAAGTAATGGTCCCTTGTCCCATGTAAAATCAAAGACCGGGCTCCCGACATCACAAGTTATTTTCCTACCATTGTCACAGACCATAGCTAGTTGCATCGGTTACACTTCCTTAATCAATTCAGCCCAGCACTTTGGGCAATAGTGCTTTAGATGCCATTCGCTATTCCAGTGAGGGCAACGTTCATCTCCCCAATTTAAGAGCTTTTTAAGCTGTGCCGTGACAACTGCATCAACATTAACAGTGGACACAAAACTACCATCTGAGCAAGGATAGATTTTTTCTTTATACAAGTCTAAATTATTTCCAATCTCTTTCGGCGTTAATAAAATACTCATGCTCCTACTCCTTTCTAAACGGGCATACTGCCCAATTCTTACACTTTACATTACAGGGTATATTGGGTATCCCCTTTTCTTTCTTTTGAATCGGACAGGTCATTTCTTTTTCCCTCTACTATTTTGGTTAATTAAATCAAATAAGTCGCAGAGCGTTAATCCCTTTGGTAACGTATGGAAACCTTCAATAGTACGGTAGGTAATCTGTTCATTCAAAGCACAACCTTCACATTCTACGTCGCAATCGGTCTGATATAAATCTAGTAGAGTAAACATTTTTACTCGATGATTATGGCTTGAGTTCTTCATTCAAACACTCCTCACAAACTAGCTTCCCATCGTTAAGATATAACCAAACATCCACTTCCCGGCATTTATCACATTTACCCTTACAGAGAGCTAGTTGCATTATCTTTCCCCTCAAAGTACCCGGCCTGCATAAGTCGCCATACGAGTTCCTTTTTCTGGCCGGAAGTAGCTAAACCATGCTCGCCACAAATCTTTTGTAAATCCTCACCTAGATACTCACCATCAAGTCTACATATCAGCTCTCTCAAGGCCGGATCCGGCGGTACACCTATCCTATCAAAGAACTGGTCGGTAGTCTCTAAGTCGATATCTCTAGCTTTGAACATATCAATGATAGATGGTGTACCTTTTCTGGTGGTAAAGGGTTCCTGTGTATCCACATCCACGCCGGCCCAGGCTTCGGATAATTCTGTGCTCCAGAACGATACGAGTTCATTCTTCACCATACCCTGAAATTCCGGCTTTTCGGTATCAATGAAAGTCCAGGCACGAGTATCCTCACCGATTTCCTGCAGGGCCTTGAACTTCTGTTTAGCGGTAGTCAGTATATCTTTCATCCAGTGGTCTTTGCTGCCATACCTTATTTGTCTGGCTGATGGTTCTTTCAACATGATTGCGCCATAGATACCACGCAGTATCCGGCTGCCAACATCACTCGAGCTGTGATAGATATAAATTATTATGCTGTGCCGTTGGCGCGAAAGACTATTATAGCTCTTGAGACGCTCCTCGAGTTCTTTGTTGCCGGCTGGCGCGGTAGTCGTACCTTCGTCAATCAGGGCGATAAAGTCCCCGGTCTTTTTCAAACTTTCGGAGTCCCGGATAACATAGTTGTCTGGTAGGAGATTCTTTTTAGCCTCTGGGAAGTTCACCACGACTGGCAACAGGTCGTATTCTTTAGATAAGGTGTCTACAAGATAGTAGGCGAGGCCGGACTTACCGGCTCCCACGTTGCCGAGGATGATATTGGTCGAGGGGAGTATTACCAAGTCTTTTAATGACATAGTGTGAGGTTTCATATCATCCGGTTTGGGTTTCTCGTTATTCTGTGAATCTTTTAGATAATCGGTGATATCGCCCATCTATTTACCCTCTGCTTTGGCTAGTGCTTCATAGACTACTGCCATAGTATCATTTCTAAAAGCCTCATTACCTGCGCTATAAGTAT